TAGTCCAGTAACTTTAGGGCCAGTTGGCGCTATTGTGGGTGATTATGGTAAACCATTTAATAAATGGACAGTTAAAGATATTATTAATGATCCAGTACAAAGAATCATGCACGAATATTATATACTAATGATATTAACAATAGTATCAGTATTATTTTTAATCAATCCTTTAATAGCAGTTTATTTATATCTAATTCCAGTATTCTTTAATACTATTGCTTCACGTTTTAGTAATTGGATTGACCATGATCCTATATTTGGTAATCGTCCAGTAGATACAAAAGATTCTAGTCACAACGTATGGTGGTGGTCATACTTGACATTTGGTGAGGGTTGGCATAACAATCATCATGCAAGACCGGGAGATTATCGTATTGGCTCAAAGTGGTGGCAATTTGATCCAGGTAAGTATGTAATTAATACTTTAATACTTTTTAGATTAGCAAAACCTAAATAATTTATTTTCTAGTTCCGTTACGGAATAGATCATCTTCTGTAATAACTCTAAATGAAAATCCTTGACTTTTGCAATATGCATTTGCAGCAGCCCATTTAGCATGATTGATAGCAACTACTGCTCTATCTCTTGCGCTTGCTGTGCGACTTTCTATTAAACTTTGTTTCTTGGGTTTAATCTCTACAACTTCAGCAATTTGTTTTCCATATTTATTTTGATACACTACAAAGAAATCTGGAATGTACCTGTGAATTTTACCATCTAACGGACTTCTATACGGAATTGACATTGATTCACTAGCCCAATGTGTTACATTTTTGTGTGTATCACAGAAGGTCATAAATGTTAATTCCCATCCCGATCTATATTTAGGATTATGTTTACCTACATATTTCTGCGGGTTTTTGGGAGTGTATATACCCTGTGCATAATTAGCCATAATTATTGCACTATATTACGTGCCACCGGTTGATTTGATTTTGGTTTTATAGCTATACCGTACAATGAAGTTTTGCTTTTAAAACTATTTAGATAATAGGCTAGAGTTTGATTTATCTCCATCTTTTTCTTACCTTTAATCAATACCAACAAATCAGTTGCGGGTATTTGTAATTCCTGTGAAATTCTAAAAAACACAGCGGTAAAATTTTCAGCAATGTTAACTGTTTCACATACTGAAACAAAAAACGAACGTACTACATCATATTCACTTGCATTAATAATTAAGTTAAAGGCGTAAAACGAATCAAAAATTCTAACGGTTTGATCCAATGATGTACGATGATCTAATATAGTTGCCATAATTGTATTTATATTTGTAAGCCGGCGTTTCTAGAATTCGGCACAGCGGGAGATGCTTGGGCAATAGGTGGAGAACTTGCAGTACCAGTAGTTGATGGAGTAGCACCAAATATAGGGGTAGATACATTTAAATTTCTATTAGGAGTACCTTGAACCGCATTAGTTATACCTGACAACACTTCTGATTTTGCTATATTTAACGGATTAGTATTTTTAAATGTATTGTATGATGTACCTGCTGCTTGAATTGCACCCAAAATATTTCCATCCCTAAGGCTGTTAACTGCGCCGCCTATACCACTCATTAAGCCCCCTTGACCTAATATATTTTGTTGAGAACCCGGTCTTGCTATGGGACTTAGTGTTCTGTCATAGTTAGTTTCTGAACCAAATCCAGTAACAATATCACCCGGTGCTTTTCCACTTATTGCACCCTCATTATAAACCACAGTTTCATAATCTAATGTCATTTGATTTTGCATGATACCGGTACTTTGTGCATAATCATATGTATCATGGGTAAATCTTGTTATAATAGGATTAATTAAAGTGTATGCTGTAAAATTGTGTTGATTAAAACCAAAGATAGTTATATTTTTAAAGAAAGGTATTTTTTGACCCGACGGATCTTGCGTATCGCCATTGTATCCCCAATTAGCATTTCCTGTTATACTAGGTGTATATTGTGTACGTACATTGTAATCTGCACTAGATATAGTTCCGCTTGAAGGATTATACCTTGATATAGGAGTAGCACCGGGTGCGCCCGCTAGTATACCGGATGGGTTTCTTCCATCTGAATAATAATAATTATAGTATGCTTTCCACAATGCTCTAGCACTACCACCGGCAGTTGGAGTACCAGTTGCGGTTCCGTTATCATCATGGAATGTAATATCTATTGGATCATATTTTATTTTTGTTTGTATAAGACGTTTTCTATTATACTGATTAAGAGTAGCAGTATCAAAACTAAAACTAGGTAATTTTACTGACTTAACTAATAAACCATAATTACTGTTTGGTGCACCAGTCCCTAAATTTATTTGAAAGTATACATGAAAAAGATATTTAAACTTTGGTGCATTTTGATATGCGTTAGGTCTAAATGTTTTGCTTGCATGTGTGTAATCACGCAGGAAATCGCTGCCGAAGAATGCTCCGGCAGCGTTGAGTAATTGATCTTGAAAAAATCCAGACATGCTAGATTTGTTTAGTTCTTAATTATAAAGAACCACCAATACCAGTTGCGATTGAACCTACTGTTCTAGCGATACTTGTACCAACACCAGACCCAATTGGAGATTGAATTGCGTTATCATAACGTAATGTTAACGCAATTGTTACTACTTCATTAGTAGCATAGTTTAATGTGTTATAGTTTGCTGTTTGCAAGAAGCAACCATATAATTCCCAAGTTTCTAAAACGATAGGAGCATTTGCACCATTACCACCGTCTAGTATTTCAATATTTGTTTGAAACTTATAATCTTGACCAGTTGCAGCACTTGCTTGTTCAACAAAGTCCATTTGCTTCTGTAATTGTTGACCAACTAATTTAGTTACACTGTTTGAAGCATCATCACGAATGTTGATAGCTAGTGTTTGCCATGTTGCTTTACCTGCCAAATACATAGTTGAGTTGTAAATTGGTAATGTTATTTCTGCGAATTGAACTTGCGGTCTAGCACAGTCAATAACTTGTTTTGTTAATTCTATTGTGCTTGAGTTTGTTCCAAAATTCAAAAAGTTTACTCTAAATCTAAATTGTAATTTGGGCATTAATAAGCCCTGATTACCGCCAGCATTATCTGCTGCTACTGTCATGTTGAACAATGATTGTGAGGCTGTTGCCATTTTATGTTTCTCCTGTTAATCTTATTTATCTTAAATAAACAGATAACCCCCTTCGGGGTTATCCTAATTTATTATAATGATGCTATCTCACCTGTGTTTAGAACACGAACCGGAACGTAAATAAATTCAGCTGCCTTGACTGGTTCAAGTGCAACATCAATCCAAAGTTCATTTCTATCTATTCTTGCTGGTGTATTGTTACTTTCGTCACAAATTACCAAGTAATCATAGATACCGCGTTTTGCAACTAAGTCAATCATCAATGTCTGAACTACGCCAGCAATCTGATTACGTGTTAATGCATCATTTGGTTCAAATACGAATGGTCGAGTTGCCAATGTTAATTGTCTACGAACATACGCAATTAGTCGTGCAACATTGACTCTATCTAATGCACTAGAACTGTTATAACTTGTCTTGTTACCATAATTCAACAATCCAACACCAGTAAAGAATACTAATGGGTTGATAAAGTTAATATACAACACATCACGAATTCCAATACGTGTCTTGGTAGTAATAAACTCACCGGTAGCACTATCTAAATATCCAATGTTTGTAGCATTGTCAATATTACCTCTACGTGTACCAGCAGCCGCCAACCAAGGATAAGCAACAGTGTCATTACGTAAGAAAGTACGTAACATCATGTGGCTTGGTGGAACAGCAACAATATTACCTGATAAGTCTGAAGTCAAGCCACTTGGATAGAATAGACCCAAGTAAGTATTACGTGTTACACAACCTTCTTCGCCGGTACTTGCTGCACCTGCTGCGTTAGTTGCCCATGCTTGAATTGCTGTAGCATCTGCTGGCAATCTCATTGGAGTATCACCAATAATGTAAGCAGTTTCGCCGCGATCAGCATTCAACACAACCATGTTAGGTTGTAGTTCTGGATAGAACGGAGTTGCTATTAAGTTAAAGAAGTTATCTTCATCACGTATATCATAGTTAGTATCAATTACTGAACGTAATGCCTTTACAACCATTTGACGTTGTGCTTTACGACCCATGTAAGGTGATCCATTTGATTGCAATCCACTAACAGATAACCATGTTGCTGTCTCTAATGGTAGAGTAGCATCTGGATATTTTGTAGAAGTAAAATAGTTTGCCTGATACTCTTTAACATTATATCCTGAACGGCGTGTGTTAAACAATAACATACCAGTTGGATATAGTGCTGGATTAGGAGCATCCAAATCTAAATAATCACTAGTCAATAGACTTGCAATTGTTGGTATCGGATCATTAACAACATTTGTGTCATCGTCAGTTGCCCAACGTGCATCAGCAAATAATACACCAGTTGAACCAGTTTGATTGCTATTATCAATTAATACCCACATATCTGTCAAACTAGCAGAATCATACTGCCAACGACTGATAATTGGATACATTTCTAAATCACTAGTATCAATCCATAAATCACCGTAAACTAATGCGGTACCATCACTTTGAGTAGTTGGCTCAGATGCAGAAATTATAGGGCCTGCAGGGTCAGTTGCATTACTACCGGTTGGGGTAGGGAAGCCTTGATCATCATAGTTTATATTTTTGTAACCGTTCCATTCACCATCAGCTTGAACCATAATGTCAACTTCATCTACAACACTCCAAAACCACGGAGTACCGTTAGCAGGATCTCCAACCGGTGCACCTTCGTTCGCAGTATATGTTAAGTTTACCCAATTAGAAATTTGTATTCCTATTAAACTATTAGCAGCTCCTGATACAGTAGCCAATCCAGTTACTGTACCGCTACCATTTACACTAGCAACTGCTAATACTAAATTATTAGCAGTAGTTGCACCGCCCAATAATGCACCAGCTACAGTAATTAAATCACCGACTACGTATCCAGTTCCACCACTATTGCCCACTCCGTCATTAGTTAAAGTATATCTTCTGAAAGGACCAGTTACTATATCACACACACAACCGGTACCGGATATAGAATTTGTAGTTGTTGCAATATTGCCAAAACTAGTTATTACTGCTTGTCCTGTCCTTACATATGTAGTAGTACCATTAATAAATCCAGCTTGAGCAATTAATCCAGAAGAAAATCCTTGATTAGCTCCTGGTGTTACTATGAAATCATTCATAATAATTTCACCACCTGCAGTGTGTGTCAATTGAATTGCACCATCTGTAGTTAAGCTAGCAGTTGTATAAGGTATATTTTGTGATAACCATATTGTTACAAAATCAAGACCAGTATCACCGTCTGGAATAGAAACTGTATATGTAGAAGATAATTGATCAGAATTTGGTAAACTTACTTGAACAAAAATATTTGCATAAGCCAATGAGAAATTAGGATTAAACGTAATATCTGTTGTGACCCCTGTACTAACGGTTGCACCAAGTGCTGCCCTGTAATTAAGAAACGTGAATGAGGTAGAATTCCACATTTCTGCATTAAAACGATCATATTGACCCACCAATGTACCTACCGGAATCGCCTGGCCGCCAGTAGCATCTAGTTCATACGTTGCACCTTGTAGAGAGTCTGACAAGGTTACATTTTTTATTTGCCATGCACCAAGTCTAGTATTATATTCTGACATTACAGGATTTAAACCACCACCAGCAGAACCAACTTTAATCCAAACTGATCCAGTTGGGTGAGGTGTTGTTTGGCTGCTTGTCCATAATGGCATTTGAGCAGAAGTACCGTACAATACAGTGGGTTGATAATACTGTCCTACATCTATGCCGATATCATCTAATACTGTTCCTGTACCGGCAACAATAGTTATATAAGAAGTAGAATCTGATGGCATTGAAGAATATACATTAAGTTTACCCGAAATGACAGATCCACCAAGCGTACTCCATCCCAGATTATTGATAGCAGTCGCTAACCCAGAAACTGTATTATTGGGTGAAGTAGGAACTGTTATTGTTACACTTACCCCGCCACCAGTTGTTATACTAAATGTATCACCAACTGTTAAAGTAGGGTTAGAAGTTGTACCTTGTATAGTTGGAATATATTGTGCCCAAGTTGGAGTTCCAAGAATTGTCCAAAAATTACCAGAAGTTTTATACCAATATTGCTGTGACCCTGAACTAAACAATTGTGCAACTACTGCATAGTCTCCAATATTACCAATACTACTTAATGGTGTAATGCCTGAAAGATATGCACTATCAGTAATTACAATTGGTTGTTGTTCTGTAAATTTACCAGTAGTAGCATTAAATTCAAATATACCCCAGGTACTAGTAGTGGCATCTAACCAATATGTGCCGTTTGCAGGAGCAGCAGATGGTCTACCAACTGACCCAACAAGTGCTGCTAAATCAATATCAGCACGTAATGTATAACAACGATTAGTTGTACCCAATAATGAATAAGCAGCTAATAAACCATATTCATTTAATTCGTAACCCTGAATAGGAGTTCCGTTTGTTGTTGTATAGAAGAAAGGTACACCATAAAAATCTGCCAAGTCTTTTTGACTTGTGATTTGATATAGTTTTCCTGCATTTGCAGCAGTTGTTCCAGCAGCAACTCCAGTACCAGACGGATTTGCTTTATTTTGTGCTGTTGCGAAAACTACAAGTGGTACTGAATTGGTTGGGGCTGGTAAATATTGACTTTGGTCAATGATTGTTACTTCTACGCCGGGTGATGTTAATGCCATTTTATTTTTCCTTTATGTAAAATTTTGAGGTTTACTACCTGATTGCATACTATTATTTATGAATAAATTCAAAAAACACGGTATAATCGTGCCTTCGAAGGCAACTAAATAGAATATGCTTCTACCAAGACCTATATGCAACCAGTGTAATAAGAATTATACCGCCATCAATTACAAACGTGACGGTATAACACATTATAGAAGCATGTGTGATGAGTGTGGCAGAAAGAAAGAAAAACAAAAACCACGCAAAGCTAATTGGACTAAGAGTGGTTATAAGAAAAAATCTACATGTGATTTATGTGGATTTAAAAGTTTGTTCCCGACACAAATAACTGTGTTTCATGTTGATGGAAACCTAGAACACATTGAACAAACTAATCTACGCAGTATTTGTTTAAACTGTATTGAGGTTGTTAAAAGAAAAGAAGTTAATTGGCGACGGGGAGATTTGGAGATTGGCTATTGATTATCTCATAAATTTTATTGTGTAACTCATCAATTGTAGTGTTATTCTCAACAATAAAATCGTAGTTTAATCCTATGCTGCTGTACTCGCTAGCATGAATCTTTAATTTATCTAACTTACCCTTGCTTAGGGCCCAAGCTGAGTTACCATTTGGCCCTTTATTGTATGCAATTGCTGAATCATACCATTTAGGATCAGGTCCACGCTTTACTCTAAGTGCTATTCCACCTGCATTTTTGATGGCAGCAACTTCATTACTAAATCTACAGTCTGTAATTACAATATCTTCTTTGGAATTAATTAGTTTATGTTCCACACTAGCTACCCAAATATCATTATGAAAATGATTGCGACATACATCTGTGCCCCAATATTGCAGTATCCATCTTGGGGTAATGTCCATACCCAAACGATTGCTCCACCATTCATCTTTTTGTTCACGCCAAACTCGGCTGGCTTTTGTTGTACCCTCTAGATATTCTCGGTTCCAACCAAAGACTGCTGCTACTGCATCTTTAAGACTAGCAGCAAAACTAACTCGTTTGAATCCTTGGTAAGTTGTAAGATAATCAGCAATCGTGTCTTTACCTGAACCAATTAAACCAGTGATACCTATAATCATGTAATGCTCCTATAAGTACTTATTATATTACAGGGGCATGACAATATAAAGCATTTAGGTTAGCCTTGTACCCATGTCAGCGGTTGTGAATAGTCCACATACTTCTTCAAATCTTCAATCAGTAATTCCATTGCTGCTTTGCCTTCTGCTTTCATAGCAGTGCCGTTTAATGTTGTACCGCCGCCTGGACCTGCGATAGTGCCAAACTTCTCACGGGCTTCACCAATCATAATCTTTAGTTGTGATAAGATAAAGTCACCAATCCAAACTCCAGCACCCGGGTCTTGTAGTAATATTTCTTCTGTCTTTTGTACGTCGGCCCATATCAATACACGCTCACCGGACCCTTTTGGATCACGAACAATACGCAATATTTTAGACACTGGGTTAAAGGTGTATGTTACATAACCACCAAACATACGTGCTGCTAATTCAACATAACCCGCATAAAAGTCATATGTTGCCATGCCACCCGCGTAGTTATAGTTTAACAAGTATGTGTTTAGAATAGCACTTGAAAACGGATCAAAACTGCTACTTGATGGGCCAGTTTCTAATCCAATTGTTCTACGAAAAATACTACGTACATTAATAAACTCAGCAGGTAGAGTATAAGTATCTACATTCTTTTCAATAGTCATCAGAATATAAGATTCTTCCGTAGCTGCTTGTGCCCGTTGACGATAGACCTTAATAGCGTAATTATACGCTGCTTCGTAATGTTGAGGATCCAATTCAATATCTATCATGCCGTCACCTAAACGGAATCTAAGATTGGTAAATAGTCCCTCTTTTAACTCATCTAAGGTCAACCCTGAAGGGGTAGAAAGAGGACTAGCAGTTGGATATGTTGACATAAGTGTTACCTAATAATACTATTTATCAGGCAACTTATGGATTGGGAGATTTGCCCCTCATAAATCTTAAGAAAGGAATATCACTCTCGGGAATTAATTTTGATTCTGGGAATTCATCCGTCCACAAATGCTTATATCCATTTTCAGTATTACGATTGTTGTCCCCTTCGCACACCGGGCACTCGTACATTCCATTAAGGGGCTTCATTAACACATGACATATCGTACAACTAGGATATCCAAGACTATCCATCAACGGTCCTTGAGGTCTGTAGGCAACACCATTCGGAAGTAACACTGCTATAGGTCGCCGTCTTTACGATTTTCGCTGTAAAATGCATCAAACTTTCCACCGGGATAGCGTGACTCTAACTTGCGTATATTCTCAGCAATCACTTCGTTGGGGTCAAGATTCAACGCACGACATGCATTTACCCAGTACCACATAATGTCACCGAGTTCACGTTTCATATGAAATACATTCTCGTCAGTCAATGCTTTGCCCTGAAAAATAATCTTCTTGGGCACTTCAATAAACTCGCCGCTTTCTGCTGCTAATCCAAAACATGCTGTAATTAATAGTGGAATATTAACATCAGGGCCATGCTTCATCTGATTGTCTGCCGTGTCTAGTTCATAGTTAGCATCTAACCGATCTATCGTATCATGGAATGTAGTTAAATCATTACTTGCTTGACTAGTAACCGCTTCTACAAACTCTTGGTATTTGTTTAAATCAATTTTCATGGTGTTGTTGCAGTGTCAATTGCAATGACGCCCCCTAAAAAAAGTTGTAGCCAGCCGTTTGTGTTTTGTCCACTAGAAAGCAAACTTAACCCACTCAAAATATTGATACCGGCAACTGTATATCCAATCGTTTTACGGTTACGATCAAACCACATAAAAAATTTATCTGACATAATTAAAACGCTTTCAAAATAATCATATTCTCATTAAAGCGACCATTAGGGACTGCCCCTACCGCTTTAATATCTTTGAAATACTTACGTGCCGCGGGCTTGCTTCCCATCACTTCTTTAAGTTGCTCACCGGGCTTACGTAGTGTTTTCATTTCACTTGTATTTGCATCAAATCCTAGCAATGTGTTACCTTTAACACTAAACACTTTGCTATACTCGTCGGCAATGTAATGATGTAGCTTGCGCTTACCAGTATCATAAACCCACGCTTCACTTGCACCGTGTAGTTTTGTAGGGTGTACACTAACTAAATCAATTTTTGCAGCCACATCCTTGAACAACTTCAAGTACTTTAATTTAGCAACAATCTTTTCAACAGGTACTGCTTTGCGCTTACGCGGAGCCTTGCTTGCTTTCTTAATGCTAATATAACTGTTCAAGTCACCTAGCACACCCTCAATAAATTTGAGAATGTTACGAATTTGAATTTTACCTAGGAACGCATAACCCTCTTTTAGAGACTCGTCACCGTCACTTAGACGCTGAAATTCATCTTGCTTACGTTTCCAGATTTCAACAATGATTGGAATATGTTGTGGCATGACATTGTATTTTGCAACAATATCAACTGTCTTTTCCGATGCTTTGCCCTTAGTAACAAAATCGTCAATCATCCCTTCCATTTCACCAGCAGCATCACGCGCCTTTTCTTTCAGAATTTCCTGAATGTTAGGACGATTCGAAACTACTTCTTCCTTAACAATACTAGTTGCACTAGTTTTCACTTCTGTTTCGGTTAGTGTCTTAATCAGTCTAGTGATTTCGTTTTGTAGGTTAAGTTCTTCATGCTCGGTTAATTCTAACCCTCGCATTGTCATGCGTGATACCCAGCATAGTGTAAGAATGTATTCGCTTTCATGTACCTTTCTGAGTAGCTTAGCCTCATCAGTACGTTTATTGTAATCCAGATATTGGCACAATAGTTCTTTTGCATCTTTTTTGGTATAGAATCGGCTATACCAAGTAAAACTTCTAGCAAGCGCCGAGAATCTTGATTCGGGGTCGGGTTGAATTGGGAAGAAAGGTTCTTCACCCATGTATTTTGTGTCGGCATCACGCGGGTTGAGTGCTTTTACAAAGTGGTCCTCAGACTGTTTTCTAGCCATATATTACTCCAAAGTTTCAATTGAATACGTAGTATAACACAGAAACCATTTAATGTCAACTGTTTGGTAATACGTCCTCGTCTGTATTTACGATAAATAAGTAATAAAGTGAATTAAATATGCCTAGACTATCGCTTTGGCGTCCCAATAAAACAAACGATTACAACTTTTTTGATAGAACAATATCAGAACAGTTTACCGCAGGTGCCACGGATTTATATGTCCATAAGTATCTAGGTCCTACTAATCAAGGAACCTCAACTGATTATACACAACCACAGTATGATGTATTAGATCCAACTAACATACAAGACTTGTTATTTTTAGAAAACCGTGATAGAACATATGATCCAAATATCTATCGTTTACGCGGTCACTATAATGTGCAGAATTTAGATTTCAATTTAAGTCAATTTGGATTATTTTTAAACAATGATATCATATTCATTACTGTACATTATAATGATATGATTCAGTTAGTTGGTAGAAAACTAATGGTAGGTGATGTAATTGAATTGCCTCATTTACTTGATTATAATCCATTGAAAGAAACTATCCCAGTTGCATTGAAAAGATTTATGCAGATTACCGATGCTGAATTTGCAAGTGAAGGATTTAGCCCAACATGGTTCCCGCATCTATGGCGTATCAAATGTGAACCGCTAGTTGATAGTGAAGAATTTAGTCAGATATTAAGTGCTCCAATTGACCAAGATACTTATCTGGGTATATGGGATAAAGAAAAACTCTATCCTGCAGGTTATGTTATTACGTATGGTGATAAAAATTATAAAGCATTGATTGATGTTCCGGCCGGCACTAATCCTCCTAATGCAACTTATTGGCAATTAGATACCGCAGATAATCTCAAAGATATTCTTGCCACATATAATAAGAACATTGCAATCAATGATGCTGCATTACAAGAAGCAGAACGTCTTGTGCCTAAATCAGGATATAATAGAAAGAATTTATATATTGTACCTACATACGGTGAGTATTCAAGTAATGGTGTTTTATCCATGGCAAACAATAACCCCGCTCCACCGGTCGCAATTAATACAAACGGCGGAGATCCTAACATTACAGTAACCGGTACTGTTATGATGATGAGTAGCCCTAAATATAAAAATTCTAGTCCTGTTATTAAAATACCAAAAGCGGCAATAAAAAGTATTTGGGATTCTACCGCAGATATGGGCTATGAAAAATTAGATATTTTTAGTACAACTCATTTAGAAACTATAACATTAGCACCTAGAAGAACTGATACTAATTCAGGGCCAGTAAGTGGAGATACAATTTTAACAGTATATTCAATGGGACAAATTACTGGACCTTACGGTACTGCTGATAATACATATGCTACTGCTGACGCTAATCCAGAAGCACCTGGATTCACCGGAACAATTAGTCAACAAATGGACTGGAGAGCAGATTGTGATCCGGCATTTCAGTTTATAGCACGTAGTAGCCCGCGTAGTTTTGGTTATAGTACAGGTTATTTAGATGGTACGGGTGAAGCACCAAATGGATTCCCAACTGGTGCTGGAATAAGTTTCCCGCAAAATCCGCAGGTAGGAGATTACTTCTTACGTATTGATTACTTCCCTCAATTATTATATCGTTGGGACGGTAGAATATGGGTTAGAATATCACAGAACGTTAGAACACAAACTGGCATGACTGCGGCGGACACGTCCTTGCAATCTACGTTTGTCAATAACACTGGAGTTACAGAACTTACCGATGGTACATTTATACCAGAACGTCAAGCATTGTCAACTATTTTAGGATTGGCACCCGATCCACTTCCCCCACAAGTATAGAGAGTAACTATGGCCGCTTATTTTTATGATTCGCAAATACGCAGATTTTTAATACAATTTGCTAAGATTTTTTCCAATTGGGAAGTTACCAAAGGTAAAGACCCTGCAGGCAATCCTATAATTATTAGAGTACCTATCATGTATGGTGATAGCAGTAGACAAGCAGCCACAATTCTTGCTAACAATAGTGCAAGTAACTTACCTAGTGCTCCATTGATAACATACTATATTAGTGCTTTAGAATATAATCAAAAATGGACACAAGATCCTACTTTTGTTGATAAAATAAATGTTAGACAACGTGCCTATAATCCAGAAACACAACAATATGAAACTGTACAGGGGCAAGCATTTACTGTTGAACGATTAATGCCAGTACCATATACATTAAGAATTACTGTAGATTTTTGGACTACAAACTATCAGCAAAAACTAGAACTTATTGAACAATTAGGTACATTGTTTAATCCAGCATTAGAGATACAAAGTACTGATAACTTTTTAGACTGGACGAGTCTTAGCGCAGTATTCCAAGATGGATTAACATTTAGTAATCGTAGTATTCCGGTGGGTACGGGCAATCCAATTGACATTATGAGTTGGAAATTTTATATGCCAATATGGATCACTAACGCAAGTAAAATTAAGAAGATGGGTGTTATTGAAAAAATTATTGCATCAATCTTTAAAGGCCATGCACTACAAGATATGCAAAATGATGATATGTTATTAGGTACTAGACAAAAGATTACTCCGTATGGTTATAAGGTATTATTGATAGGTAATACTTTACAGATATTACCTCAGGCAATAGCATTTTATCCAAGTAATGTTAATTTAGATTTACCACCTAATCCAGACACAGACATATATTGGACTAGTGTACTTAATGTATACGGAACCATTAAACCGGGTATCAGTCAAATTTGGTTACAAAATCCATATATGGATCAAGAAATTGTAGGTACTATTGTACTCAATCCCAATGATGATAGATTATTAATCTACAATATTGATACAGATACATTACCCCAGAATACTCTAGACCCGGTTGATGGTGTAATTAACCCATTAATCACTGGTCCAAATGCAGGACTACCTGGACCAGTAAATGGTCGTAGATATCTAATCGTTGAAAATATTGGTTCCGTTGGTGATAGCACAGTGGCATGGGGTAATGTAGTTGCATTTGCCAATGACATTATTGAATACAATGCTAGCACAGGTGAATGGACTGTAAGTTTTGATAGTACTGCTGCAACTATAACCACATTAGAATATGTAACCAATCTTACTACAAATGTTCAATATCGTTTTGTAGATGATACTTGGATGAAATCATACGAGGGGTGGTATGATCAAGGGGATTATTCTATCGTTATCTAATACTGTGATAAATCATAGTATGAGCAATACATCCGCAGGCGTTTTCTTTTATAGTAATAAAACAAGTCGCTACCTATATCTATTACGTACAGATAACAAAAATCCAGGTAACTGGGGTATTCCTGGTGGTAAAATAGAAGATGCTGAAACTCTCTTTGAGGGCATTGCTAGAGAATGCCAGGAAGAGATTGGTATATTTCCAACTAATGCAAAACTAATACCTATACAGAAATTCATCAATCATACTTTTACATATCACACATTCTTTTGTGAAGTAACCGATGAGTTTGTTCCCATATTAAATGAAGAACATTGTGGTTATGCATGGGTAGGTGATAATCAATATCCTAAGCCATTACATCCAGGATTGTTCAGTACAGTAAACTTTGATGTGGTACAGGATAAATTAAAAACACTTACAAAAAAAGAGACCTAAGTCTCTTTCTTTTATTTTAACAGTGCTGACACTGTGGGGAATCCCATAGAGCCGATTATTATGCCGGCCCCCATCATCATCCATCTCCATTTCTCTAATACTGAAATCTTACTAGCTAATTCACCGTGTTCCTTAACATCTTGCTCACGCATAGTTTTTAACATTTGTCTAGTTTCTTCTGCATTAGATTCAATTGCATCATATAGTGCCTTCAAATCCACTTTAAGTTCCCCAATTTTTTCTTCAAGGTTCTTGACTTGGATCTGAAGTACCGCTATCTCAGTTTCTGGTTGCATTTTAGGTACCTTACTTGATGCGGTTGCCATGATTAAGCACTAGCAATAGTAACTAATTCATACGGTTGACCGGCATCTGCATTAGCAACTGCTGCTGTATTGAATGTTGCAAATACTGGAGCAGCATTTTGGAACACGATATTACCTGTAGCAATAGGACCTGAAGTAGCAGTAAACAACTCACCAGTGTGGTCAGAAAGACTTTGAACTGTTTGAGTAGAACTATTAGCATATGTAGCAAGGATACGCATTGTATTTGGTGTCAACGCTGTATTTGCAAGATTTGCAGTAAAGCATTGTGCTGTCAAACCACTTGTTGAACCTGTTACTAGATACTTTTGTTTACCTTTTTGACGAACAATGTAACCTGCTTCATCATTTGCATAAACAAATGCTGCATTACTTGCGATAACATTTGCATTAGCTGTTAATACAACACGATTCATAATAGCATTTCCAGTAACACTTGCGTTAGCTGTAAGCTGAACTGGTGATCCACCTTGATCAACAGAAACTGTAAATGCAGCAGCATTAGCAATAGTTTTAACAAAATATGTTGCACCGGCAGTTAATCCACCAAAAGTTGCATCAAATGTAATTGGCATGTCTAATACAAGAGTTTGTGCATTACCTGAAGTTCCAATAACATTCCCTGATACTACTGTATTAGCAACAGCAACTGTAACATTACCTTTTGTCGCACTTGCAAAACCTAAATCAACATAATTAGTACTACCATTGATATTAGCTACAGCAACTTGAAGTGCTGCGCCAGTAGTTATATTAGCTAAATCAGTACCTATGCCTCCTACTACATTGCTAGTATTAACTGCCACCGGAGTATATAATGTACCTGTTCCATTGACACCAATAGCAACTTGTGCTAATACTTGTTTACCAATGATTGCTGTATTACCACCAACTACACTATATGTATTAGCGTTAGTTGTCGGAAAACCATTGCCACCAACTGGGTTGTTGAAGTATGCATCAACAACATTAAATGAAACACTAACTGAACCACCTGTAGTGTCTGTCAATGTTTGCATTATTTGTGGTTGTACACTTAGTTGAGTCTGCGATACATCAAATGTATCATTTGATAATATTGAATTTACATAATAAATTGTGTTAGCTATCAATCCACCAACTGTGGTAGCAACTACAAATGACATACCATATGTTATGCCTACTGTAGGTGATGTGGTTAGATTTCCACCTGATACTGTGACGATACTGCCTGTTGCTGCTGTATCAGTGATTGTTAAGACTGCTTGAGCCTTTGCGATTTTAAGAGGGCGTCCCATTTGTTTCTCCTTGAAATATTAGTGAGTTCTAGTCACTACGCGGCGGGGACCGCATAAATCCGCCGAATGCGAATGTATAATATATTTATCTCAAAGAATAAAAATTAGTAGTTGGGAACGCCAGATGGGATAATTCCAACTGGATTAACGCCAGATGTACCTGTGTTTGTATGAGGCATACCTAATTCTGTAATAGAGAATATACTGTTAGCTCCTGCTACTGTTAAGTAAGAAACAATATTGCCTTGTCCTACGATGATGCTATTTTCTACAGTATTTGCAGGAATAATTTCGCTGTTAGCATTTGCTACAGTATAAGGAACTCCGTATGGACTATATCTTGCAGTAGTATTTGCTATTGCCACAGAAGCATTTGCTGTTAGTGTTAAACTAGTATTATTAGCAATTGCTTTTACAATGCCAGCTGAGTTTCCAGTAGTATTGCCTATCCAATAACCAATTCCTAATTCTGTTAGAAATAACGTTCCTACTCCAGTTACGGTAGTACTATTAGTAGCACATGTTACATTTCCAGTTAATGCTACATTAGGAAAGCTAGTAGTATATTGAATAGCTGAATTAGAAGTAGCTATTCTTACTTTATCTGTTGCAATATTTGCTGAAGCTGCTGGTGTTGCAATGTTTGCTGTATATGCGTATGTTGTCATTTTATTTTTCCTATATCTTATTTATTATTAAAGTCTACCAACCGCTACTTCAATAATGCCTTCGCCTTCAAAGTTTTCTAGTGATTTACCAATTACAGTGCCCATTAATGGAATTGTTGATGGACGAGCAAAGCCTCCGCCGGCACTTACTAGCATATCACCTTTACGAACAGGTCCGCGAACTTTGCATGGTACACGACCTTGTAATGCAAGTGCTACAATATGTTCACCTTCACATGTTGAATTCATTACATAAGCAGGATTAGTTGATACTACACCTGCTACTCTTGGGGTTAGTGCCGCTGCTAGTGTAACTTCTTTTTGCCCGCCAAATTCTAGTACAGTGCCTGCTTCATACTCACTATCTGCTGCGTAGTATTCTGCTAAGTCAGCATATGTTGCTTGTAATCTACTACCAGCAGTTAATGTCCAGTTACCTGTTAAAGTACCTGCTGTAGTATTTGAGCCACTACTTAAATTACCTACAAAAGTAGTTGCAGAAAGTGAACCATTGCCAATATTTGCAGAATAAACTGTATTAGCACCGGGAGTATAATTTGCTGTTGCGGTTCCACTCACAAAAGGTATGTAATATGTACCTGAAGTTATAGCAGAAACACTAACATAATCACTTACATTAGCATATGCAACACTTAAATTTGCCACACGGGTAGGACTTGTTACTACTAAAGGAGCAGTACCGCTGGCAACATTAGAAATAAATTGCGGAGTAGTTATATTGCCGCTAGCTAAGACTCTTGTTGTTCCTAAATTACCAACGTTAGCATTGCCGCTTACGTTTGCTGTACCAGTAATATTTGCCCCAGTATCACTAATCACCATTGTGCTATTACTTTTAGCAGTAAATGTAATATTTGAATTATTTGTAATAGAGACATTACTATTACCATTAGCTAGTGTACCAATAAAATTAGCAGCTATTGCATTACCAGTAACATCAAATGTACCTATTACATTAACGCCTGTATTAGTAGCAGTTATTCTAGCGTTACTATTTCCATTAACATAAATTACAACATTACCAGCACTAGCTGGAATACTTACATTACTATTACCGTTTGCAAATACACCAATAAGATTTCCGGTAGTAGTGTTACCAGTAACAGATAAATTAGTTAATGTTCCTAAACTAGTTACATTTGGTTGAGCAGCCGTTGATAATGTACCTGTAAACAGTGTAGCACTAAATGCTCCGGTTGCTGCATTGAATGACAAGTTTGCATTTGCACCTTGTGCTAAATTACCTGAGGTAGCATTTACAAACAAAGGATAAAATGTTCCAGTACTTTGTAATGTAGTGACAGAAAAATCACTCACATTAGCGTATGCAACATTTAAGTTAGCTACACGGGTAGTACTTGTTACTACTAGGGGAGCAGTACCAACAGCAATATTAGATATTAATTGTGGTGTAGTAACACTGGTAGTTACATTTAATGCTCCGGTTGCGTTTGTAGTTGTTGCGCCCAATGTTATTGTAGCAACATTGGATACAGAACTTATTCTAATACCACTTGCTGCCGAAGCCCACGGGACAATTGAAAATCCAACATTGCCTATAGCAGCACCTGTTGCTACCAGTGCCATATCACCGGTAGTTTGTAAACTATTAAAAGAACCGTTTGTGATGTTTGCTACAAATGCTAGTTGCTGGTTACCGCCGCCAACTACAAATGATTTACTTGAACCGGCAACTGGGCTAGTATCATTTATTGTTACTGGTGTAGCAACTCCTGAGTTACCAGTCACTGTTAATCCAGTCAATGTACCTGTACTAGTAATATTTGGTTGTGCTCCTGTTGTTACCGTACCTGCTGTGGTAGCACTACCTGCTGTAGTTGCACTAACTGCTGTAAGCGAACTAGTTGCTGTAAGCGCGGTTGCTACATTCAAGTTAGCTACTAGTGTTGTACTTGTTACTACAAACGGAGCAGTACCTGTAGCTACTGTTGTAATATATTGTCCGGTTAAGTTTGCTGTTGTACCAGTATGATTAGTAGCA